AGGTAACCTGATTGACCATCTTCAGCAGCTACTTCAACCCAACCGATACGAGATGCATCAGATCCAGTTACTTCGTAGTAGTCTTTCATAATGATTGGCTTATTGCTAAATGACTTAAACGTAGGCTCGTTAGCTCCTCGTCTGTCAGTTACTGTAGAACCACCAGCTTCTACGTAGCTTTTTCCTTTAGCGTACTCAGAACCGTAAACTAAGATAGTAGTATCTTTAGTTCCGCTTTCAGTAGTCATACCACCTGCTTCAAGAGTAATGAAGTTGTAAGGCGATACTGTAATCCTCGCGTTTGCTACTTCAATAACTAAACACTTTATAACAGCTTCAGCGTTTGCAACAATAACAGTATCGTTAACACGAATACCATGATTTGCCGCAACGAAACCTGATGTCTCGTCAATGTCGTGAGTGATATCGATATCACCACCACCAGCTGCATTCACATCGTGGATGTGACCTTTGTACGAAAGGTGTAAACGACCTTGCTCAGACCAAACAACTTGGTCAGCAGTCATCGCTTCTTCAGCTCCAACTTGTGAAAGGAAGCCTGAGATTGTTCGTGGTCCGAACACTTCAGCTTCTTTCTCCATTAGATCTGGTACATATTGTTGTGACCAACCAGCGTTAGATGCGCTAGCTAAGTCTAGGTAATTTGAATTAAGCGTCTGCTTTTGTGCAGCTGGTACGCTATTCAATAAATTTCCTGCATTAATTGCCATAATTTCTTAAATTTTTATTTTTTACTTTTCATTTTAAATTTAAAAGAGTTTGAATCATCACCTAACACACGAACTTTAATACCACCTGCTTCAACCACACCGTGTGATTGTCTTGGGTCCATATTAATATTTTTAGACTTAGCTACTGTATCTTTTAGTGCATCAGCTTTGCCTTGTTCGTAAAAGTGTCTAGCGACAGCATCGGCGTTCATGGCTGTAAATAAACTTTTGTGATAACCTTTTGCATCACTCATCGTATTGTTTTCGTCAAGAAACTTTCCGACAAAATTGTTAATATCGCTTTGAGTGTTTTGAACTTGCTCGGCGTCTTTAACAGAATACCTATAAGTTTTATCTCCGACGTTATAGTCAAAACCTTTGAACTTGTCGTTGAAAACTTGCTGTGTCTTCTTATTAAAAACTAACTTTTGTTTTTCTACAGTCTTCTGCGTTTGCTCAGACTCTTTATTGTATCTGTTGAAAAAATCCATAGCCTTCTGCTGCTCATCAGTGAGCTTACTTCCAGCTTTGATCTCTTCATAATATTTAGACTTTTGCCTGTCTAAGTGGGCTTTAGCCTCGGCAACTTGCTCTTTTCGGGCTAATTTTCTTCTCTTTATATCACGCTCATCATCTATTGATTCATCATAAGCAAATTGATCTTCCATCAAAAAGTTTATTTCATCAGAAGATAGATGAGGTTTAGTATCTTTGTAGTATTCACGCAAAGCGTCCTGATCGTCTATGCTAGATAAATCTCTGTTTAACCTCACATAGTCTTCAAGATCACCACCAGTATCCGCCATGAAGTCAATAAGCTTCTTTACATTTTCTGGAAGCTCACCTCCTGTAGCTTGCGCTTCTTCAATAGCATCAGCAACTTCTTCTTTAAAGTCTTCAACTTCTTCTTCAATTACTTCTTCTAATACTTCTTCTTGTACTTCTCCTTGCGGTTGTACTTGGTCTTCACTTTGTACGGGCTCGGTGTCTTCATCGACTCTAACCACTCCTGCGTCGTCAGTGTTACTTTCTTTAGTTTCATTGTTTGGTTTAGATAAATCTACTTTAATAACTCCAGGATCATCTGCGCTATCAAATTTACTTAAATCAAGTTCTTGTTGCTCTTCAACAACTTCTTCTACTTGTGGTGTTTCCTGTTCGACCTCTTGGATTACCTCCTCAAGATCTGTTTGATTTTCATTTTCCATGATAAAATATTATATAATTAATTTCCTACTTGTGGGTTAAATTTATCTAAACCCACTCCGCCTCCAAGTATATCATTACCTGAAGACTCAAACTTTTTAGCTTGTTCTTGCTTAACTTTTCCGTCTTGTTTTACTTGCTCTAATTTCATGGCTTGACCACGATCTTGTTCACGCAACTGTTGATTTAATTCAAACTCGTAAGCCATTAACTCTTTCTTTAACCTAACTTCTTCTTGTAGCTGTGTTAATCTACCCTGATTTCTAGCTTGCTCTAATTGCAAGTCCGCTTGAGTTTTTGCCTGATTTTTTTGTATCTCAGCTTGAGCAGCGGCTTGTTGAGCTTGCGCATTCGCTTCTGCTTGCGCTTTGATGTTGTCCTGTTGGATTTTTTGATCACGTTCTTGTTTCTGCTTTCTCTTTATTTTTAATAATTGATTTGCTAATTTTACATTACGTATTTCTCTAATATCTATAGCATCATCTAAATCTATTAACTGTTGTGCCAAAGCTGTTTGTATATTGTTTTCAAGAAGTTGTTTTTCTTCTGCGTCTGGCATGAGTTCAATAAATATACCAAAATCGTACAGGTACAGCTCTGACATTTCTTTTAACGTGGCTGCATTGTGTGAACCTATAGCTTGTACAAAAGCTTCAGCAGTTGGAGAGTACTCAAGTATATCTGATATACGTAACGACAATGACTCAGCGACTTCAGAAGTTAAATACATAGAGCCAAGTAGAATATGTCTAGTAGCTACATTAGAGTTTGCAGCAGCTAACTTTTGTATACCAACTAGCGATTTAGGATCTGGCATACTAGCGTCACGAGCTTCATTTAAACCCGTTACATCACGTATCATCTGCAAGTAATAGTTGTACGTTTGTATCAGACTACCAATTTTATCTTGACCCGCGCCATTTGCTATTTGCTGAATAGGCACTTTACCAGGATTAGGATCACCATCTTGAGTAAACGATCTACCAATTACACTACCAGTTTGGAAGAACATATTAAGAGCTTCCTGTGGATTGTAATTAGTTCCGTTACCTAAATCAACTTCAGCAAGTCCATCCGCGTCAAGGTATACTCCATCAGGAACCATGCGCGACATAACTTGCTGTAGCTTTAAATGCGTAAGCTGAATCATGTCAGCAAAACCAGTAATTCTACTAACAAGAGACTCGATGCGGTTATCATATAGATGCGGTGCTACTATATTGTAGTTCATCTTAACTTTATTAAAGTCAGACTTACTACGCATCATATTTTCGCATATATTCCACCTAAGAAGCTTGTCAATACCAACAACAACTGCTCCTTCGTAAACAACTTCTACAGCACGTTGCAGCTTCATATATCCACCTTCTTTGTTTTCTGGTGGATTAAACGTGTCGTCTTTTTGTATAGCTCTCTCTCCACCAGTGCCAGTTTCCTTTAGCTTGTACGTATCGTTCATGTACGTTTTATAATTAAAATATAAAACTTGAACTTTGTTTTGATCACGCACCTCTACTCTATTGTACTTACGTCTAGGTCTGTAAGAGCTTTTCTTTATTTCTTCTAGCTCTGATTGAGTTAAATTGGGAAACTCTCTAACAAGTTCGTTTATAGATAGAGTTTTAACTTCACCTATGTAATATATATCGTCAAAATACGGAGAGTCTGTGTAAGAGTAAACTATATTTGCTGGATCTACATAATCAACCGTAACACCTTGACTAGTGTTAAAACCTGTTTTTACACACGCTATACCTAATACAGTTAAGTCATGAAGTAATCTTCTTCTGGTTAAATCGTACTTATTACCATCAAGCAGCACGTTGATAGCTTGCTCTTCAGCTAATTCTACAGCTTGCTTGTAATTAAGCTGCATATGCAACTCTAACTCTTCTTTAGTTTCAGGTAGCTCTTCTTTTTCATTTTCGTATAAGTCCATATTGAAGAACTTACCAGCCTGATCGTTATATGTTTTAGCCTGCATGTCCCTAATAAGAGACTCCATGTATTCAGTTCTTTTGCTAACACCGTATTGATCTTGAGCATACGCAGTTACGTTAAACATGCGCTCAGACAT